CTAGTTCTGGTAATATAAATGCACGGACATATACAGTTTACCACAGAACAGAAGGTGTGACTATTCAGTTTCTTAGTTCAACATTATCATCTGCATCTGGTGCTACTTATCCATTTCACTTTAGAATTACGGAGATTGCACAATGAGTCATTTTACTGCACAAGCTTGTATTGAATTATGTCCAACTGCTGGAGTTTCCATTGAGGGGGATGTTATCACATGGCACAATATTAAAACAGATGATATTCCAACAAAATCAGAAATCTCTGCAAAGGCTACAGAATTAGAAAATGCAGAACCTTTAAGAGTTCTTCGTGCAGCTCGTGACCAGAAACTCGCAGAAACAGATTGGGTTGTTACTATGCACAAAGAGTTGGGAACAAACATCTCTACTGCATGGAAAACTTATAGACAAGCACTTCGTGATATAACTAAAACATATAAGACACTTGATACAGTCAAGTGGCCTACGGAGCCAACATCATGAGTTTAATTAAATTAAAATTAAATGGTCTAGACCCATTAAGTTCTAGAAGACAAGTTTTTACATCCTCTGGAACTTTTACGGTGCCTTCTGGTATAACAAAAGTTTATGTTTCAATATGTGCTGGTGGTGGAGCTGGACAAAACCAAGGTGCAAGCCAATCTGGTGGTGGAGGTGCTGGTGTTTTGTGGTTAGAAAGAACAGTAACTCCTGCTGCTGCAATCGCTGTAACAATTGGAGCTGCATCCTCTGGTACTTTTGGTGGTGGTGCTCATGGTGTTGATGGTAATGATTCTAAGTTTGGTACATCTGGTCAAGGTTGGTACATAGAATGCGATGGTGGAAAAGGAAGTAACACACAAAAAGGTGGTTTATATATTAACTCTTCTCCTCCTCAAGTTTCTGGTGGTGGAAACCCAACTCAATTTGGTGGTGGTGCTAGTGTCTTTGGTGCTGGAAATGCAAGAGGTACTAATAATGGTACTGGAAGAGGTTTGGGTACTGGTGGTGCTGGTGGTAACGGTGGCCATAATGGTATGGGTGGTGCCGCTGGATATTGTGTGGTGGAGTGGTAATATGAGATATTTTGCAGAAGTAGATAAAGATAATAAAGTAATTAACGTAATTCAAGCAGAAGATGAAGAATTTATTAAAACTCTTGGTAGTAGTTATATAGAAACTTTTGAGAGTGAAACTGTTATAGGTGCTAGAGCTGATAAAGATTATACTTATGATGCAAGTAAAAAAGCATTCTTTCCCCCAAAACCATATTCATCTTGGGTTTTTGATGAAAAGACAAATACATATGAAGCTCCAGTAACATATCCAACTGATAGTAAACAATATAAATGGAATGAATCATCCAAAAAGTGGGATGAGGTTTAGACTAAATAAAAACTTACAGGAAATAAATAGAAGATGGCAAGTGTATCAAATATTTTTATCGACCAAGATGCAACATTCACCACAACAGTTACGGTGTTTGATGCTAACGGTACAGCATTAGATTTGACTAACTACACGGCTGCTGCTACACTTAGAAAGTCTCATTCGTCTTCTTCAGCAACATCATTTACAACAGCATTCAATTCAGACCGTACAGACGGTCAAATTACTATTTCCCTAACCGATACTCAAACAGGTGCATTGGAAACTGGAAGATATGTATATGATATTTTAATAACTTCTCCATCTTCAGTGAAGACAAGAGTAGTTGAAGGACAAGTAACTATAAACCCAAGCGTAACGAGGTAAAATAATGTCAAATTATACCGTTAAGTTATCTGGTACATCTCCAATTAAAGGTTCAATATCGCAAGGCAACCAACCCACAGTTATGAGGGTAACTGTGCCTGGGCCTGCTGGTGCGACAGGTGCTGCTGGTTCAGCTGCAAATAATATTGGTCAAGCAGCAGATGTAGACATAACAAATCTGGCAGATGGAGCATTACTCCAATGGAGTAACAATGATTCTAAGTGGATAGCTAGGAACGAACTAGATACTACTGGTGGAACAATTACCTTTAATGGTGGAAGTTTTTAAAGAGGGAAATAAAAAACCATGGCAACTAATATTCAGATTAAAAGAAGTACAGGAACTACTGCTCCAGGCACACTGCTTGATGGAGAATTAGCATATACCCACGGTACTGGAACACAAGGAAACAATGGAGATAGACTTTTCATTGGTGATGGTAGTTCAGTCAAAGTTATTGGTGGTGAGTATTTTTCTGGTAAACTAGACCATGCTGATGGCACACTAACTGCTAGTTCTGCTTTAACAGTAGATTCTAATAGTGCAGTTAATACCCTCAATGTAGGTAATCATGCTACTACAGGTGGACAGGTTTTATTTAAAGAGGGTACTAATAACGGTGCTCATTCTATTGGACTTAAATCACCCAATGCTCTTGCTGCTAATGTGGTATTCACACTTCCAGCAACTGATGGTTCTAGTGGACAATTTCTACAAACCAATGCTTCGGGGGTTCTTAGTTTTGCAACCGTAACACAATCATTAAGTCTTGCTGCTGATTCTGGTAGTAATGATACATTCAATACTGGTGAGACACTAACCTTTACTGGTGGGTCTGGTATTAGTACTACAGTATCAAACAACGAAATAACTCATGCAATTGCTGCTGGTGCAATTACAAATGACCAATTAGGTGGTTCAATTGCAAACGCAAAACTTGTTAACGATGGTATTACAATCGGTAGTACTGACACATCCCTTGGTGGTACTATTACTGCATTAGCAGGGATGACTCAAATCGCTGTTGATAATATTACTTTAAATGCCAACACAATTTCTACAACAAACTCAAACGGTGACTTAGTACTTTCTCCAAATGGAAGTGGTTCAGTTACAGTTCCTTCTGGTTATGAGGGTAGGGCTGGATTTGGTTCTGACTCAGTAGTTAATAAATCATATGTTGATAGTGTTGCAAACGGACTTGACGTTAAGGCGTCTGTAAGGGGTGCTACAACTGCAAACCTTACTGCAACATATAATAATAGTGCTGGAACATTGACTGCAAACTCTAATGGTGCGTTGGTAGTTGACGGAGTTACATATAATGTTGGTGAAAGAATTCTTGTTAAAGACCAATCAACTGCTGCTCAAAACGGTTTCTATAAAGTTACTGCAAAGGGTTCGGGTTCTGCTGTCTTCGTTCTTACCAGAACACCAGATGCTGATGCTGCTTCTGAACTAACAGGTGGTGCATTTACTTTCGCTGAAGAGGGTTCTGCAAACGGTGACAATGGTTATGTTCTTGCAACAAACGGTTCGATAACTCTTGGTACTACTGCAATCAACTTTGAACAATTCTCTGGTGCTGGTCAAATTGACGCTGGTGCTGGTTTAACTAAAACTGGTAACACAATAAATGTTATTGGAACAAGTGGAAAGATTACAGTAAGTTCAAACGCTGTTACAATTGCTTCTGACTATGTTGGTCAGAATACAATTACAACTTTAGGAACAATCACAACAGGTGTTTGGAATGGTACAGATATTGGTGTCGCACATGGTGGTACTGGATTAAGTGCTGCTGCTAAAGGTTCAGTATTAATAGCAAACGATGCTAATACAATTTCTGCATTAGATGGTGGTGGTTCTGACGATGGTATTCTACTATATACTTCATCATCCGATACAATATCTTGGGCAACAACAGTAGATGGCGGCACGTTCTAGCTGTAGGGGGAACGCCTTATGGCTGTGGATGTTAAACTAAAGAGGTCGCACACTCATTCTACTATTCCAACTACTTCAAATTTAGTAGAGGGTGAGTTTGCAGTCAATACATATGACAAGAAATTGTATATGCGTGACGGCAGTAACAACATTGTTGCTATCGCCAACGAGTATGCAACTGACTTCGATTCTGCAACAAAAGTTCTTTATGTAACTGTTGCATCTTCCACTTCAGACCATCCATATCACGGTACAGGTTCTAGTAACAAGTATAAAATCAATGGTGTATTTTCACCATACTTACATTTAATCCCAAAAAACACATATAAGTTTGACCAGAGCGATTCTTCTAATTCTGGACATCCTTTACGTTTTTATCTAGATGCAGCTAAAGCAACTGCATTTACAACAGGCGTAACAACAAGTGGAACGCCTGGCAATGCTGGTGCATACACTCAAATTGTTGTCTCAGACACGACACCTTCTGTTTTACACTATCAATGTTCTGCACATGGAAACATGGGTTGGGCTGCATTCACTAATACAAGAAACCTAACCAACTTCGACACAGATGACCTTTCAGAAGGTTCATCTAATTTATATCATACAACTGCAAGAGTAAACTCTGCAATTGATAGTAGGGTCAACGCATCATTTGTAAATGGATTGACTATCGTTGCTGACACTGCAACTGCACTCGCAAGTGCGAGAAATATCGGTGGAGTATCATTTAACGGTACTGCTGATATAAACTTGCCTGGCGTCAATGCTGGTGGTAACCAAGATACTTCTGGTAATGCGGCTACTGCTACTACACTTGCAAGTTCAAGAAATATTCACGGTGTTGCATTTAATGGTTCTGCTGATATAGACTTATCTGAAGTTATTCAAGATACAGTTGGTGCAATGTTCACTAGTAATACAGAGACAAATATTACTGCAACCTATCAAGATTTAGATGGAACAATAGACCTTGTTGTTTCTGCATCTGGCATTGCAAGTCTTGCTGATGATTCCTCGCCTCAACTTGGAGGAAATCTAGATGTAGTTACTCATGGAATTGTTTCTACATCAAATAGAAATATTGCAATTACACCAAACGGTTCTGGTAAAGTAATTCTTGATGGACTTTCTCATCCTGTCGCAGACGGTAACGCTGGACAAGTTCTAAAAACAGATGGTTCTGGAAATCTTGGATTTGCTTCAGTTGGTTCACTTGCTGGTGCTGGTATTCAAAATGTATCAGATGATAGTTCTCCTCAACTTGGAGGCAACCTTGATGTAGTTACTCATAGTATTGTATCTGCATCTAATAGAAATATTAGTATTTTACCGAATGGTTCTGGTAAAGTTGTTGTGGGAACAAATGGTATTCAGTTTGGTGATGGTACAATCCAAACTACTGCTGGTTCAACTCAAGGGTTTGCAATTGCTATGGGAGTTGCGTTGGGGTAACACCTAAATAGTATACAAAGGACAACTAAAATGGCAAAACCAACATCAAAATCAACATTTAAAGAATATTGTCTTAGGTCACTAGGGAAACCTGTAATCGAAATTAATGTCGATGATGACCAAGTAGATGATAGAATTGATGAAGCGCTTCAATATTTTGCTCAGTATCATTACGATGGTGTAGAACGAGTCTATCTAAAACATCAAATGACTGCTGCTGATATTTCTAGAGCCGCTACTAATGCTACTGAATCTGCAACTGATAAAGCAGACAATACGGTATCATCAACATGGTTGGATGGAAAGGGATTTCTTCCTGTTCCCGACAGTATTCTTTCAGTAACTAATGTATTCGATTTCTCAAATAAGTCAAGTATTAATATGTTTGATGTTCGTTATCAAATGAGATTAAATGACTTATACGATTTTACAAGCACATCTATTTTACATTACGAAATGGTAATGCAACACGTTGATATGCTTGATAATCTTCTTAGTGGACAAACTTCTTTTAGATTTAATCAACACCAAAATAGACTTTATCTTGATTTTGATTGGTCTAATGATGTTGTTGCTGGTGACTTTATTGTCATAGAATGTTATAGACAATTAGACCCAACAACGTGGACAGATATATACGATGACATTTACCTTAAAAGATATGCAACTGCTCTAATCAAAAGGCAGTGGGGTGCAAACCTTTCTAAATTTGAAGGTGTGCAGATGTTAGGTGGTGTCACGTTAAATGGTGCAAAACTCTTTGAGGAAGCACAAACCGATATAGAAAAATTAGAAGAACAGATTCAGTTAGCATATGAACTCCCACCAAATTATATGATAGGATAGTAATATGCCAACAAACGTATATTTCGATACAGGTACTAAACCAGAACAGAATCTTTATGAAGACTTAATGATTGAACAGTTAAGGATTTATGGACAGGATGTTTACTACATTCCAAGAACGATTGTGAATGAAGATGAGCTGTTGGGTGAAGACCCACTTTCTGCTTTTGGTGACGCTTATCTTATTGAGATGTACTTTGAGAACGTAGAAGGATATGAAGGCGAAAAAGAAGTTATGTCTAAATTTGGTCTTCAAATGCAAGAAGACGCAACTTTTACAGTAGCAAGAAGAAGATGGGAACAGTTTGTTGCCACCGATTCAAATCTAACAGTCTCTACAAGACCCAATGAAGGTGATTTAATTTACTTTCCAAAGGTGAGTAAGATGTTTGAGATTTCATTCGTTGACCATGATGATCCATTTTATCAAGTACACAATTTGCCAGCGTACAAACTAAAAGTCAAGACTTTTGAATATAGTTCAGAAGATATTGATACAGGTATCGCAGAGATTGATGCTATTGAAACAGCAAACTCTTTGGATATGTTAGAGTATCAGTTTACTCTAGAACAGTCTGGTGCATTTAATCAACAAATGCAACTGGAAGATGGAACTCTCTTAATGCAAGAGAATGGAACTACAGGTGCTGGACTTGGTGATAATATACTTGGTGAGGATGAAACTGGTGGTGAGAAGGTACTATTAGAAACACTTGCTGGAACTCACTATATAATACAAGAGTCTTATGTAGTAGATACAATAGATGAAAATTCACAATCAGATTACTTTGATAGTGCTGATGATAATGTATTGGATTTCTCAGAAAAGAATCCATTTGGAGATATAGGATAATAAATTATGCTTGGACAACAATTTTACCATGAAACAATGAGGAAGGTGGTAGTCGCCTTCGGTAGTATGTTTAACAATATCAACCTTGTTCGTAAGAACAGTTCGGGTGCAGTCGTGCAATCTATGAAAGTGCCTCTTGCATATGGCCCAAAACAAAAGTGGTTAGCAAGACTTTCAGAAGACCCCAACTTAAATAAAAAGGTTGCTGTTACACTACCAAGAATTGGTTTTGAAATGCAAAACATTTCATATGACCCATCTAGGAAATTAAACACAGTTCAAAAATTGAAAACTGTGGATAGTAGTGCAGATGGGAAAACTATGAATTCTCAGTATATGCCAGTTCCTTATAATGTTGATTTTGAACTTGTTATTCTTGCAAAGAATTCAGACGATGCTTTACAGATTGTAGAACAAGTATTACCATACTTTCAACCAGATTATACGGTAACAATTAATGATAACACAGATATGGGTCAGACAAGAGATGTACCTATTATTCTCAATGGTGTATCATATGCTGATGATTATGAAGGAGACTTCTTAACAAGAAGGGCAATTACTTATACATTAAGTTTTACTGCTAAATTCTTCTTATATGGCCCTGTGACTTCTCAGAAAGTTATTAAATCTGTACAGGTAGATCAATATACAGATGTACAGGCTAATGCACCTAAGAGAGAACAAAGATATACAGTCACACCGAAACCAGCAGATGCTGATGGTGATGATAACTTCGGATTTAATGAAGAAGTTTCCTTCTTTGAGGATGCGAAAAACTTTGATCCAAAGACAGGCACCGATGTTTCGGATGCATAAATAGTATAAAGAAAAAGGATTAGATAGATATGCCAATTAGAAAAATAATTTCTCGTTCTATTACAGACGGAACAATCGCAACTGCCGATATAGCAGGCGGCGCTGTTACCCAAGCAAAGACCACTGGTCTTTCTGCTGGTGAGGGGTTTTATCAAGGAGAGAATGGTTCAACATCTCAAGCATCAAAAAAAGGTGATATCTTTCGTGTAAATGAATCAACACTAAATACTAGTGTTACAATTGCCGCTGGCGACAATGCATCATGTGCTGGGCCGTTGACTGTATCAACTTCTGGAACTGTTA